CCTACCCCCTATACCCCTTAAAAAAGGGAAAACGAACAACGGGAAAGGGCTTATGTTTTAACCGGGCGCACTCGCGCGTGAGAAAAAATAAAAAGTGAGGGATAAAAATGGCAGCACCAAGAGCGCCGAGCAAGGCAAAAATCAAGGAATCTTTGATAAAACAACTAGAGGTAAAAAAGGCAAACGTGCCTCATTTTTATGATCAGATATGCGACTATTTGGAGCTATATGACACCAAAAAACTACTTCAAAAGGATATAAAAAAGCGCGGAGTGTCATACGAGACAACTTCAGCATCTGGAATTAAAATCATGAAGCAAAATCAATCCGTGAAGGATTTGGTGGCGGTTCAAAAACAGATGCTTTCCATGCTTCGTGAAATGGGACTGACTACGGATGCACCAACAGGAGCTGAAATGATCGATGAAGATTTGTAAAGAAATCGATGATTATATAAAGCTTGTCAGAAGTGGAATCCGCCCAGTGTGCAAAGAGCAATTATTGCTTTGCAATTTTATTGAAAAGGTATTCCGGGAAGAGGAAGTATATGTAGATGAAAAACAGCTAAAGAGATACATGGGGCTGCAAAGATTCTTCCCATACGAACTGCTGGAGTGGGAGAAATTTTGCTTCGCGCTACATAACTGCACATACAAATCAGATGGGGAACTGCGCTTTCCATACCTTATACTGGTAGTAGGAAGAGGAGCCGGGAAAAATGGATACCTTGCATTCGAGGACTTTGCGCTGGTGACGCCAATTAACGGAATCCGGGAATACAACATTGACATGTTTGCGACATCGGAGGAACAGGCAAAGACCACATTTGATGATATTTACAATGTACTGGAAAGCAACCGGAACCATTTCAAGAACTACTTCAAATGGAACCTGGAGTGCATCACAAATTTAAAAACGGGATCCAGAATAAAGTATCACACGAAGGCACCGGGAACAAAGGACGGTGGCAGACCTGGAAAAGTTGACTTTGACGAATACCATGCCTACACGGATTACAAGCTGATTGAAGTTGCGACAGGAGGACTGGGGAAGAAAAAGCATCCACGAAGAACTGTAGCGACAACGCAGGGGGATGTAAGAGACGGCCCGCTGGATGAATTGCTGAATGATGCGCTGGACATTTTGAATGGCAGGATACCGGATAACGGGAAGTTGCCTTTTATATGTTGGCTGGATGAACCGGATGAAGTAGACAATGAAGAAATGTGGCACAAAGCAAATCCGTCACTATATGCTTTCAAACATCTACTCGGTGAAATGCGAATAGAGTACCAGGAATACAAGAAAAATCCGGTAACGCACACAGCTTTCATGACGAAGCGGATGAACCGTCCGCCGGGAATTACAGAATGGAACGTGACGGAATGGGACAACCTGGTGAAAGCGACCAGAGAAGTACCGAACATGAAAGGGCGATCCTGCGTAGCGGGAATTGATTACGCGAACACAAACGATTTTGTGGTAGCCGGATTACTGTTTAAAGACGGAGAAAAAAGATATTGGATTTATCATATCTGGGTCAGCAAGCTGTCCCGAAACCTGGACAATATCAAATACCCTCTTAAAGAGGATGAGGCAGCAGGCATACTGGAGTTTGTAGACGGTGCAATCAATCCGGAGTATGTAACAGAATGGCTGGCAGAGATGGCGCGAGATTACATGATAGAGGCGGTAGCTATTGATCATTTCCGGGAAATGCTGATGCGGGAAGCGCTGAAGGGCATTGGATTTTCGCGGGAAAAGAAAAACCTGATCACAGTACGGCCGTCAAATATTGCAATGGTGGCTCCGATTATCGAGTATATTTTCACAAAACAGCTGCTGGCATGGGGGCTGTCAAAAATTATGCGTTGGTTTACGTGGAATACAAAGGCGAAAAAAGATTCAAAGGGAAACATCAATTATGAAAAAATTGATAAGGAAACGCGAAAGACGGATGGATTTATGGCACTTGTGGCGGCAGAGACCATCGAGGACAGAATTAAGAAACGGCCAAAGATTGGAAGAAGGCTGGCCACGGTGTGTTAGGAGGTGATAAAAAGTGGGATGGTTCAAAGATTTTTTAGAGGGTGGAAAGACGGAACGGTACGGAGGAGCGACGATCACGATCGAGATTCCACCGAGGATGTATTACAAAGAACTTGCACTGTACACAGCATCGTCCTTAATCGAGAATGCGATCAGTAAGTGCGAGTTCAAAGTATACGAAAAAGGAGCGGAAATAAAGAATAACGACTACTATACCTTGAATGTCTCACCCAACAAAAACGAGAGTTCGTCCTTATTCTGGCATAAAGTAGTCCGTCAGATGATCCGGAGTCCGAATGGAGCGCTGGTCATAGAAATCCGGGGAGAGCTGCACTGCGCTGAAAGTTTTAATATTCGCGACGAGCGGCCGATACTTGGAAATCTGTACGACGGCGTTGTCTTAGAAGGCGGGCTGCAGCTGAACAAAATTTTTCGGGCGGAAGAAGTTTATCTCTTCAAGATGGAAAACGCAAACGTGAAACGGCTGATAGATGGAATGTACGAAGACTACGGGAAACTATTTGAATCAGCGGCACGGGCATTCAAAGACACGAATGGCCGGAAGTTTAAATTTAAAGTAGAGGGCACAAAGCAAGGGGATGACGAGTTCGCAGCAGAGTTCCGGGATATAATTTCCGAACAGATAAAGGCATACATGGAGAATGAATATGCGACCTATGTGGAGTACGAAGGTGAAGAGTTGGAAGAACAGACCGGTGTCCAGGCAAAAAGCTCGGATGACCTGCTCAAATTGCGAAAAGACATTTTTGAGATTGTTGGACAGGCACTAAAGATTCCGAAGTCATTGATGACCGGAGATGTAACCAGCATCAAAGACGTGATGGATGTGTTCCTGACGCTGGCAGTTGATCCGATTGCAGACTTGATCACAGAAGTGCTAAACAAGCGCGCCACACCATACGAGTATTTGAAAGGGAACTATTACTGGATCGATACCGGGAAAATCAAGCACCGGGATATCTTTGACCTCGCGCAGAATGTGGAGAAGTTAATCGGGTCAGCGGTGTTTAATGTTGACGAGCTGCGGGCGGAGCTCGGGAGAAACGAACTCAATACAGAATGGAGCAGGAAGTATTTCATGACAAAAAACATCGACAGCGCAGAAAATGCAGCAGACGGGATAGAGGAAGGAGGTGAGTAAAATGGTGAGAATACCAAAGGCAAAGATGCTGTTTAAACAGGAAAGCGGGAAATATCAGCTTTACTTTTACGATGACATCGAAGAAAGAGGCGAGTTCGACTGGAATGAGTGGGAATACAAGCCGTCCGAGACCTGCGCGAAATATGTGCGGGAAAGGCTGGAAGAAGTTCCGGAAGGTGCAGAGCTGGAGATTTACATCAATTCAAACGGCGGATCTGTAAAAGACGGAGTAGCAATCTACAACCAGCTGAAGCGGCACAAATCACACAAGACGGGCTTTGTGGACGGCGTGGCGCACAGCGTGGCGTTCGTGATCCTGCAGGCCTGCGACCATCGGGTGATGGGAGAAGGAACGAGTGCATTGCTACACGAGATGTGGGTGTGCACGGCCGGAAATGCTAAACAGCTCCGGGAGGAAGCTGATCAGCTGGACGAATGGATGGCAAGCAACCGAAAAATGTTTATGCAGCGCGCAAAAAACATCACGGAAGATCAGTTGAAAGAGATGATGGAAAAAGAGACCATGCTGACACCGGACAAAGCGTTAGAGTACGGTTTTATCGACGAAATCGCTGGTCGCAGCACCCAGGTACCAACGAACGGACCAATGCAGCTTGCAGACGCGATCAAGATGATGCGAGACGAACTGCGGGTATCTGATTTCGGAAAAGAGGTAGAAGAATTTAAAAGACTTACCGAGGCAGACGAACCGCAACCAGAAAACCCAAAAGACGAAGTATCCTATTTGGATGCTTTTTTTAATGCGTTTTTATAAGAGGAGGAAGAAAAAATGTTAGGAAATGTAGCAACAGTGAAACAGAAAGAAGCAGTAGCGGCGCTGATGAGCGCTATGAAAGGCGGAGACGCAGAGACGATCCAGCAGGCGTGGAATCAGTTCCACGAGTCTGTAGCGGAAGCAGTCCGCCAGGATTTTGAGATGGCAAACGGAGATGAGAAGATCCTTGCACAGAGAGGATTCCGACAGCTCACCCAGAAAGAGAAAACGTACTACGAAAAGCTGATCGAGGCGGGAAAGAAATCGGATGTGCGGCAGGCGATGACAGACCTGATTGATCTGGAATTGATGCCGGAAACGATTCTGGAGGATGTGTATAGGGATTTGACAGAAGAGCATCCTCTTCTGAGTAAGATCAACTTCCAGAACGTGAAGTATCTGACCAAATGGATTATGAATGATCATTCCGTGCAAATGGCGAAGTGGGGAGAGATCAACGAGGAAATTACAAAAGAGATCACTTCCGGATTCAAGGTAGTGGAAATCACACAGTGCAAACTGTCCGCGTACGCCATGATCGAAAGGGATATGTTAGAACTCGGACCGGTATACTTGGACAACTACATTCGTACATTCCTGCGAGAGGCACTGTATGTAGCGCTGGAGCAGGGAATTATATCGGGAAATGGAGTAGGGATGCCGATCGGGTTGAACAGAGACATCCACAAAGGGGTATCGTTTGATACGACCAATGGATATCCGAAGAAAACTGCTATCAAAGTAAAGTCGTTCCTTCCGGCAGAATACGGTCCACTGGTTGCAAAACTGGCAAAAACAGAAACCGGAAGAATGAGGAGATTCGACGAAGTGACGCTGGCATGTAACCAGGTAGACTTCCTTACGAAAGTGATGCCTGCGACCACGGTACTGACAGCGTCCGGCACTTATGCCACGAATTTATTCCCGTTCCCGACAAGTGTTGTGAGAACAAACTGCCTGGAAGAAGGGGAAGCAGTACTTTTCCTTCCGGAGGAATACTTCTTCGGAATCGGCACAAGTAAAGACGGCACGCTTACCTACTCCGACGAGTACAAGTTCTTAGAAGACAAGAGAGTGTTCAAGATCAAAATGCACGGCATGGGCAAAGCGTTCGACAACACCGTGGCGATCGTACTGGATATCTCTGCTCTGGATCCTGCGTATATCACTGTTCTGCAGAAGCAGGCAGAGATCGCGGCGTAAGCAGATGGAAAAGACATTAACCGAGCTGACGGAGTATGTGAAAAGCGTCTGCAAGATCACGTGGTCCGACCAGAGCACGGAACAGCGTGTGAAAGAAATAGCAGCGGACGCAGCGGTACAGGTGGCGCATCTTCTCGGGATGGGAGATGCGCCCATTGAGACATTTTTAGAACCGGGTGGAGAACGGGTACTTTACGGAAAGTACTGCCTTTACGACTGGAACAATATGCTGGAAGAGTTTAACCGCAATTACCGGAGCGAAATACTGGCAGTACGGCACAAATATGAGGTGAAACATGCAAAAAAAGAAACGGCATGAATACACGGATGGAGTGGCGTATTTTTGCAAAAAAAAGACGGAGAAAAACCCACGCAGCATGGATGATCTGGAGATAATGTATAAACTGGCATACGAAGAAAAATCCATTCGCCAGGCAGACATGGAGTTTGCAGTTCAGATGGACAAACAGATGACTTTGAAAATCGTGACGCAAGATAACGGAGTGATGGATTCTACACTCCTGACGGCAGTCAATAATGCGTTGTATGCAATCATCCATATCGACCGAGACCGGAAAGCGAATGAACTGTACTTCTATCTACAGGAGGTGAGACGGCTTGATTAAAAAAATAAAAGAGGTATTAAGAGAGCTGGACGACCGCGTATTATATGGAATCTGCAGAAAAGGAACGAGCGATATCTGGGACTGCATGGTGATCCGGAAAGAACGGATTGCACCAAACGGAACATCCAGGCTGGATCACTCGCAATACATCAGCATCCGCATTGTGCGGGAAGATGAAATTCCGGAAGGGCTGGAATTTGAAGTAATCCAGAAGATGAAAATGGCCGGCTGGAAACGGTCGACGAAAGATATCACATACGACTATACTGTAGATGCGAACGAGGTCGTGGTCGAGATTGCGACGATCGAATTTGTCAGACCGGCAAAGAGGGTGTGCGTATGAGTTATTTTACGATGGACGCAAAACAGGTAGACCGACTCCACGAGAAGATAAAGCAGTTTGCAGAAGGGTACGAGGCCGAACAAATCATCAATGGATATTTGCAGAATGAAGGCGGAGATTTGATCGCGCAGGAAATCAAAAATATTCTGCCGGTATCTGGAAGAAAATGGAAGGGAAAGGCAGCCGCCGCAAAATCGGTTATGCCGTTCCGAAAAAAGACGGAGCAAAATCTGTCTGTAACGATAAGCACAACTAAGAGATATCATTATCTGTATTTCCCGGATGACGGATCGGACACGATTCACCACAGAGGAGATCAGCAGTTTATGTTTGAGGGCACAGGAAGGAAAGCGGAGGAAATCGGCGACGCCATCCTCGAAAGACTGATAGAGAGATTGGAGGAATAGAAAGTGATTACAAGCGAAGTGTTTAGTGAATATGACATAGCGGAACTGGGAATCCGAATCAAAGGAGCCGCAAAAGCGGATATCAACAAATGTGTCGGAAGCTCCGAGGAAACGATGGAACAAAAAACCGTAACAAAAAAATGCAGGGGCGTAGTTGCAAAGAAAAGAACAAAAGGCACGGGAACCGGCACGGTGAAATTATCCCTGCATATGTCTCAGGACTTGTTTGCGGATATGTATGGAATGAAAAGCGAGAACTGGAAGGATGGAGTGATCGCTTACGGGGAACTGTCAATGCATCCGGAATTTTGCATGACGCAGAAAGTTTTAGATGAAGATGATAACGTGAAGTACAAAGCATATCCAAACTGCACCATCCAGAGCGGCATCAGCAGGAAGGTAGAAAGCCGCGGTGAAGAGGTGGCGGAGATTGAGATTGAAGTGGCGGTGATGCCGGATGAAAACGGGGTAGGCATGTACGAGGCAGTAGACAGCGACGTGACTGACGCGACGTTAAAAACAAAGTGGATGGAAGAGTTTGAGCCAAGCTTGATCAAGGCTGTGACGGCGTAAGGAGAAAAGAAGATGAAAGCAAAAGTATTGATTGGATTCAAAGATAAATACACAGGAGAAAGATACTTTCCAGGCGAACACATCAGCGTAACGCAGGAACGGATAAATGAAATTCTTGAAAAAGGTGCGCTGGTGAAATCAATCGAGAATCCGGAAAGCGCTCTGGAACCGGGAGAAGAAAAGAAGGAAGAGCCGGAAAACGAAAAGAGATCGGGAAGAAAAGAGAAATAAGTGAAAGGCGGGCAGCAGGATGTTGTCCGCCTTTTTTGGATGGAGGATTATCATGGAAAAGAACGAACAGGCTAAAAGAAAAGGATATATAGAATACGAAATGGAAGATGGCGAAAAGATTGAAATGAGTCTCACATTTGCACAGATTATGAAGTTACGGAGTGAAGATAAAGAGCTGTACGACAAAGTGAACAAAGTCCTTACAAAAGGGCCAGAAGATGTGATGGAAATCCCGACGGTGCTGTATGCGGCATACCTGTGTGCGTGCAATGATGAAAAGAAGTATACCTATCGCGGGTTCATTGAGAACATGAATCAGGGTTATGAATACAACATGGAGAGCGTGAAAGGGCTGATTGCACCGTCAAAAAAGCGGCGTTCCGGGAAGTATTTTTAAAGCGGACCGGAAAACCAAAAAAGAAAATCAAAGTCCCGGATTTTGAACTGGAGCAAGTAGAAGATTTTTATACATTGTACGTAGATATCATTGGAATATCTGAATCGATATTCTGGAACATGCCAATACCATTTGTAAAAACCGTAGTGGCAAATAAGCAGGCGTACGACGGATGGGTTGCGTGGGAAAAAATGAAAATGCTGGAAAAGAGGTGAAAAAAAGGTGGGAACGAAAGAGGCAAAGGTTAAATTTACAGCAGACACGAGCGAACTGAACCAGCAGATCAACCAGACGGAAAGCGGGCTGAAAACCTTCCGGTCTGAATTGAGATTGAACGAAACTCAATTAAAGGGCGCCGGGGATAAAAGCGATCTGTTAAAGCAGCGCTTAAATATTCTGGCAAACGAGCTGACCGAGGCGAAGAACAAAACCGCACTGACAGAGGAAAAACTGAAAAAAGCAAAAGATATATTTGGGGACAACAGTGAAGAAGTAAACAGACTGACAAGAGAGCTTAATAGCTGTAAGACGGTAGAAGCAAGTATTCAGAATGAAATAGACAAAACGACGAAATCCCTGGAAGAGCACGAAGAAGCGTGGGATGAAAGTGCAGATGCAGCAAAAGACGCAGCGAAGGCCACAGAAAATGCAGGAAACGATATTGGAGATACATTCAAAAAAGTCGGGACGATGATCGCTTCGGCAAAAATAGTAGACAAAGTAAAAGACGTTGGGTTGGAATGCATTGAATCGGCGGCAAATGCAGAGGCGGCAGAATCACAATTTGCCCAGGTGTTCGGAGAGCTGGAAACGGTGGCGTCGGAGCATCTTTCCGGAATCGCTGAATCATCCGGGATCATGGAAAACCGGATGCGGGAAAGTTACACAAAGGTCGCTGCGTTTGCAAAAACAACTGGAATGGACACAGAGTCAGCACTCGGGCTTGCTGACCGCGCAATGGTCGCGGTAGCTGACAGCGCGGCTTTTTACGACAGATCACTGGAAGAAACAACGGAATCCCTGCAGTCTTTTTTGAAAGGAAATTACGAAAACGATGCCGCACTTGGCTTGTCGTGTACGGAAATCACGAGAAATGAAGCTGCAAACAGATTATACGGAAAGTCGTTCCAGGATTTATCGGAGTCACAGAAACAGCTTACTCTATTGCAAATGGTCGAGGATGCAAATGCCGCATCCGGAGCATTGGGGCAGGCTGCAAGAGAGTCCGATACGTGGACGAATCAGACGGGCAACTTACAGCAGGCATGGTCAGACCTGCAGGCGGTGCTGGGTGAATATGCACTCCCGGCAGCAGTAGAAGGGATCACATGGCTTAGCGACGGGATACAGAGCATAATTGATAAAATACCGGCAGCGGTAGAGTGGTTCAATCAATACTCCGGAGTGATTGGAGGAATTGCAATCACGATTGGGATTCTGGTCGGCGCAATCGGATTATACAACGCGGCGCAAGCTATAAAGGCAGCAATGAATGCAGCAGAAACAACATCACTCGGAGGACTGATAGCGGCAAAATTAGCGGACGCTGCTGCAACTATGGCAGCGCTGGCACCGTACATTTTGATTGCGGCAGTTATCGCAGGAGTGATTGCTGTCATTGTTTTGCTTGTACAAAACTGGGATACGGTCAAACAAAAGGCAACAGAGGTATGGCAGGCGGTAGTCGAATGCTTTACGGGGATGTGGAATACGATCACGGAAACTGTTGGAAACATTATCGACGGAATAGTAAGTGGATTCAACACAGTAAAAAGCACGGTGAGTGGAGTGCTAAGCACTGTCTGGGGGATCGTGACAAATATCTGGAATGGAATAAAAGCGACCATTACGAATGTGATAGAAGGAGTCAGAACAAAAGTCTCCGCTGTGTTTGGCGCAGTAAAAGAGGCAATCTCGGGACCGCTAAACGCAGCTAAAGGGATTGTGTCGAGCGTGTTTACGTCCATTAAGGACGGAATTTCAGAGAAGATTGAAAGCGCAAAGGATACGGTAAAAAGTGTGATCGAAAAGATTAAAGGTTTCTTCGATTTTTCGTGGGAACTTCCAAAGTTGAAAATGCCGCATCCAACCATAACGGGAAAGTTTTCTCTGAACCCTCCGTCGGTTCCTAAATTTGGAATTGAATGGTATGCAAAAGGCGGAATCCTGACAAAGCCAACTATATTCGGTGAAGGGAACGGCAGCTTTCTCGGGGGCGGTGAAGCCGGAATGGAAGCAGTACTGCCGATTGAAAAATTGCAGGGCTTTTTCGACAGTGCAATCGAACGTGCTGCGAATTTGCAAGTTACATCGGACACATTGTCGGAAGCGGTTTATCTGCTGCAGGTGATCGCGAGAAAGGACAGTAATTTGTACCTGAACGGCCGGAGAATGTCAGAGGAAATGGCGGGAGACAACGACGAAGTAAACGGAACCCGCATAGATTTACGAAAGAGGGGGCTGGCGCTGTCATGAAAGAGGGAATTACAGCAAATGGAATCCACAGTTATCGGGACTTAGGCTTTTGGATTGCAAAAAGAAAGATATCGCCTCCGAAGCGCAAAAAGAACAAACAAACGGTTCCGTACATGCATGGCACGTATGATTTCAGCCAGATTGCAGGGGAGACCATCTATGAAGAGGCAACGCTGGAGTACGAGTTCGACATCGCGGAGTTTACTACAGAAGAAATGGAGAGACAGAAAGATATCATATTGGACTGGTTGAACAATATCGTTGATACAGCGATAGAGGATGATTTTATACCGGGATATTATTATCGCGGCGGCATTGCAGATATCGATTGGAGCGAGGATTTTGGAGAGGCAACAATAAAAGCAACATTCGAGGTATACCCGTTCAAAATCGCAAAGGAAATGACTTGGCAAAATATTAACGGATCCGGGGTGATTATGAACGAAAGCAGCCATCCTGTTTTTCCGACAATAATATTACCGTCGGCGATGACATTCACAATAAATGGCGGCGCAAGCTATGCCATGAACGCCGGGACATATGATGTCACAGAATTTGTCTTACAAAAAGGTGAAAACCAGATTGTGATAAATTCCGGTGCCGGAGCAATGCAGATAGGATACCGAAAGGAGAGGTTTTAATGTATCAGGCAACAATCATAAATGATGGAGTAAAAACGGTGATACATAATCCGCTTCCAGACAAAAAAGTAGCCAAATTATTAAGTGGGAAGATAAAGAGGGAGATCAATGCAATCCCCTCTTTTACGTTTGAGATGGGTGCAAACAACCCGGGACTGAAAAAGATGCATCCGTACAAAACAAAAGTAGAGGTTAAAAATCTGCAAACCGGAAAGACGGAGTTTGAGGGGCGAGTGTTAATCCCGACACCGTCCATGAGCGAATCAGGCGAGATAAGAAAAAAGATAGTATGCGAAGGAATAAAAGCCTACTTGCACGATAGCACACAGCCTTATCTTGCAGAAAAGCACTGGGCGGGAGATGGCGAACGGACAGGTTTAGAAGAATTTGTTGACTATATACTGGAGAACCACAATAACCAGGTGGAGCCATACAAAAGAATTTACCGCGGGAGAGTGACGGCGAAGCCGTTTGACGGATCCAATGATGTCACAAAAGGTTTAAATTACCAAAGCACGTACGACTGCATTAAAGAAAAGCTGATCGATTCATTTGGCGGCGAATTTGACATAAGGAGAGGCAGTGACGGACTGTTATATCTGGACTACGAAGAAGAATTTGGAAACCAGAAATGGACAGAAATAACTCTCGGAGTAAACATGCAGTCAATGTCTCAGGAATCCGATCCGACAGCAATTATTACACGATTGATTCCGCTGGGGGCAAAAAAAGAGGAATCAGAAGAGCGGCTGACCATTGAAAGCGTAAATGATGGAAAGAAATACGTAGTAAGCGAGGAAGCGGAGAGTGTCTACGGAATCCACTATGGAACGGTCGAATTTGATGATGTGACGACACCACAGGCTTTGAAAACGAAGGGGCAGCAGTGGCTTTCTGCGAATAACCTTATTAAACAGAAAAATACTGTAACGGCACTGGAACTGGGGCTAATAAACAAAAAGTACGAGCTATTCGAGCTGTACAATTATTACCCGGTAAAAAATGATCTGATCGGTGTGGATACATTAGCACGGGTTGTAAGCCAGTCAATTGATATTATCAGCCCAGAAAAATCCACTCTGACATTTGGAGATAAGGCGACCACATTGAGTGATTACAGCATAAACCAAGAAAAAGATACCGGGAATATCGTACAGCGCGTTGAGACGGTGGAAAAAAACTATGAACTCAACAAAGAGATGATCGAGTCCTCCAAGACCCTGACCGTCACCCTCTCCAACGAATCCCACGTCATCTCCACAGACTCATCCGGAGCAGGCGGGGACTTTACGGACTGCAAGACTACTCTGCAGGCATATTACGGGACTGCAGATGCGACAGCTGACGCGTCCTATCTGGTTACAAAATCAGACGGGATAGCCGGGATATGGAGCGAATCCACGCACACTTGCAAGGTTAATTCCCTGACTGGAGATAACGGGTATATTGATTTTACAGTATCGTACAAAAATCTGTCGGTCACCAAGAGATTTGTGGTCAGCAAGGCAAAGGGCGGTCGCGACGGAACGGATGCGGCAGTCTTGCGAATAGAGTCCTCACGAGGGACGGTGTTTAAAAACAACATGGTATCAACTGTCTTAACCGCGGCGATACATTGCGGCGGCGAGCGAATCACCGATATCACTGCATTGAAAAAGCGATTCGGAACATCAGCCTATATCGAGTGGTCGTGGCAGAGGATGGATGAAGATAGATTCGGGGTTATCTCCGCATCGGATTCCCGACTGGGAGACAGTGGATTTTCATTCACCTTGTCCCCGGAGGACGTAGATACAAAAGTAACATTTATGTGCAGATTAATAGCAGACTAGGAGGAAAACTTAAATGGCAATCAAAGCATCAGACCAAGTATCAGTAGTCGATTTAACAGATGGATACGCCATCACGCTTACAAGTGAGGCACATGTATTTCCTGGCACGACCAGTGCGGCGAAGGCGGGAAGTGTAACGACGCAGGTTATCGCCATGTGCGGCGAAGATTTGACGCAGGCAGGTGTTGCGCTATCAGAGATCACTAAACCGAGCGGCGTGACAGTCACATCAGATAACGATACCATGTCACCGACTTTAACCATCGCGGTAGATACGACGGTAAAACAGGGCGGCACCGTAAAGATTCCGGTGCATGTTGGCAACGGACTGACTATCACGAAGGAGTTCTCTTTTACAATTGCGTTTACCGGTGCAACCGGTGCGGCAGGCAAAAACGTGAAATGGTATTCGGGAACGGGCATCACCGGTACATCCACGACCGCAACAGTATTCTCTGGATCGGGCGTAGCGAGTGCAGCGGTTGGAGATATGTATCTAAACTCATCAACCGGATATTTTTACGAATGTACCACGGCCGGAAATGCATCGACAGCAAAGTGGGTATACAAGGGGAGTATCAAAGGTCCAACCGGAGCAGCAGGCAAAAATGTGAAGTGGTATTCGGGAACCGGTATCACTGGGACATCTACGACCGCAACAGTGTTCTCGGGTTCTGGCGTGGCAAGTGCGGTGGTAGGAGACATGTATTTGAATACGTCAACCGGGAACACATACGAATGCACTACGGCAGGAGCGCCAAGTGCGGCGAAGTGGGTATATAAAGGAAATATTAAGGGGGCTAAAGGAGATGCAGGTGCGGATGCCATTACCATCAGCATCACGTCGAGCAACGGAACAATATTCAAGAACACGTCCATTGCCACAGTCCTCACCGCACACGTTTACAAAGGCGGTAAGGAGCTGACTGCAAACGAGATTACCGCTCTGGGTGCAATCAAGTGGTACAAGGACGGTGGCTCTACAGCAGTTGCGACCGGACAGAATTTAACGATTGATGCAGGAGACGTGACCAACAAGGCGACGTATGTGGCGCAGCTGGAGGGGTAAAGATGACTTGGGGAAGGAATCTGCTTTTAAATACAGCGCAATTTAGAGAGGAAACTCCTTTTGAAAAAACAGCTAGTGGTACCGATAATTGGATGGCGAGTTTCGATGGAAAACGCATATATTGTCCAATACCTTTTAAAAAAGGAGATGTTATCACTTTTCAGGCAAAATCGGATAAGCCGTGGGCAAAATTACATGGTGGGTCGGCAAATAATACAGGAACGGTTGGATTTTGGCTTTATTTAGGCACATTGAAACAGGTAAAGGAAGGATCTTACACAAACCCCTGCTTTTTTGCCTATGACGGAGTAAGCACGGAGTTTGTAAAAACATGGACGATTTCAGAGCAACCGAGCATTGGCGAAGACATTTATATAGCATTCAGATGGAACACGTATTCGTATGACAATGTACCTTTGACTGCTAATTTGTGGGATATTAAATTAGAGCTTGGCTCCGAGGCAACGCCTTATTCGCCTGCTCCGGAGGACTTGGGGGGGGGCAAGTGAGATGGTAATAGCAAGATGTGAAGTCACTTTGTCCTCTATCAGGGACATCCATTCTGTGACATGGTATTACAAGCTCCAGTCCTCAACCCTTGCCAAGCCCGCCAAGCCGACCACGAAAGTTCCGTCCGGCTGGGATGACACCGAGCCGAGTTACACCCCGGGGAGCACGAATAGCTTATACGTGGTGGAACTGACCGAGTATACAGACGGCACATGGGCGTACTCGGAAGTAAGCCTGTCAAGTTCTTATGAGGCGGCGAAAGAGGCTTACAACAAGGCAGCGAATGCAGCAGCGGCGGCAGCGGAGGCACAGAATGCGCTGGATATTTCTCTGGATGTCATCACCGGCACCCAGACGGCGGCGACCGGCGCATGGACGGGCAAGGCGAAGTTTTCCGAGCTAAAAGATGGCCAGCAGATAGTTTACTGGCTGCCCTTTGCCGGTTCGGGCAACGCAACGCTAAATCTGACGCTTGCAAATGGGGCAACTACTGGCGCGAAGAACTGTTACTATGGTGGAACGACACGCATCACCACTCATTATCCCGCAGGCTCGGCAATCCGGTTGATCTACCGTAAAGCAGCTAAGGTAGGCAATAACACCTATGAAGGCTGGTGGGCGGATGCAAACTACGACTCGGGGAACACATACGATCGTACAAGATATCAGCAACCGATTAAGTGCGGCGGCGCGGCTATCGTAGCAGGCAATATCATCGTTGGTTCCGGAGGAGTGTACAAGCATCTGAAGGCAGGCACGGCATTTGATATCACGTATCAGATTTTATATGCGGGCTCAGCAATCGCCGCAAACGCAACCGGGACGAACAACTACGTAACAATCGGCTTTACCGTGACCACGACGCAGTCCATCACCTTGACCGCCTACAAGCCCGTTTACATCAAGGGCAAGCTGTCCGGCACATCGTTTACACCGGTAAGTACAGCACCATTGACACAGACCATCCCGACATCGGCGGACGGGTATCATTATATCCTGCTCGGACAAGCTTACTCAACGACGGGTATTTATTTACTGCCGGAGCACCCGATATTTATGTGGTACAACGGGTCGTTTAAATCGTTTGAACAGATTGCGGCCGAGGCTGCAGCCAATATTGACGGGTTGGAAATTGGTGGGAGAAATTACGTACTAAATAGTACCTTTTCTAACTTGAAAAATTCGGGTATTTATTCGTTTGATGGTGATACGGTTACCTTTTCAAGTAGCGAAACTGGGATTACTGACGGCGTTAGTTTTGGATTGGAAATTAGCAATGATTTTAAAAACAATGCAAGAGGAAAAATCATAACAATGTCGGTAGAATACTATGTTGAAAAAGCCGTCACATATGGTACATCGAAACCGTGGATTGGGCTCCAGTTACCGGTTACCAGAAATACAGCAACAGGGGGGGCTTCTCAATATCCGAGTTTGTACGGAAACATCACTTTCCCGACCGAAGTAACCAATAAATGGATTAGGAAAAGTGCACAGTTTAGCATATCGGATTATGGCATAGCCAATACAGGCTTGTATTTTTTCATGCGAGACGCAAGTGGAACTGTAAAGTTTCGGCGTCCAAAAGTCGAGATTAGCAACCGCCCCACCGATTGGTCGCCCGCACCAGAGGATACTGACAAAAAGATCGACAAGGTGCAGGAAAGTGTAAACGGCCTTACCAAGACTGTATTTTCGGTATCTACCCCGACAGATACCAGTGTATTGTGGATTGACACATCCACGACTCCGGCGGTGGCGAAACGCTACAATCCGGACACGGTAGCGTGGGAGATCGTAAATGACACGACCGAGATATTAAACTCCATCCGCGAGGATGTAAAGTCCGTCATCAATCAGCTCCCCGATCAGATAGATATGTCAGTCAAGTCACAGACTTACCTAAGGGGCGAAGTGGATACGCTGGTGAACGAGGTCAAGTCCATGCTGACCCAGACCGAGAACGAGCTGTCTATCACGCTGTCAGAGTTGCGCGGGAGCATCGATGACGTGGACGGAAAGATTGATGCGTCACTGGAGAACTACGAAACATATTTCAAATTCCGTTCGACTGGAATGTATATCGGAAAGAACGACAGCACGATAAAGTTGCGCTTGAGCAATGACCGGTTATCATTTACGGAGAACGACGTGGAAGTAGCATATATCAGCGACCGAAAGATGTACATCACGGAGTTGGAAGTCACTGGAAACATCCTCTGGGATGGATGGGGATGGACGCACGAATCAAACGGCAGCCGATCATTTGGCAAGATAAGGTAGGTGAAAGAATGTCAAGTGCAAGTTTTAACACATCATCGAGTGCGGGGAGATACCTGCAGTTCTCGTGGGAACAAAAGAGCATAAGTATTGAAAATAACACGTCGGTTATTGCCTGGAAACTGACCGGGCAGGGGAATGCCGGATATGTCATCTGCGGTCCAATCAAGGTCGTGATCAACAATCAAACCGTGTACGATAAAGCCGATCGCGTCCAGGTCTACCCGGGAACTGTCGTGGCAAGCGGAAACTACACCTTCCATCACGCGGATGACGGAACGGGATTTACGGCGGCAAGTGTCGAGGCGGCCATCTATTCGGGATCTGTCAACTGTACGGGATTTGACTGGATCGCACTCGATACCATTGCGAGAGCATCGCAGCCGACCTTATCAGCCACATCCACGGAGATGGGAAAGGCTGTGACTATCAATACAAATCGTAAAAGCACTGCATTTAAACATACGGTAAAATATGCATTTGGCAATGCATCCGGCACAATCGGAACCGCAAAAGCAGTGGAGGCGAGCGTATCCTGGACGATTCCGACATCTCTGGCCGCCCAGATTCCCAATGCGGTCAGCGGGCAGGGCACCATCACGGTGGAGACCTATAACGGCAGCACTCTGGTCGGAACGAAATCAGTTGCGTTTACAGCGACCGTTCCGGCCAGTATCAAGCCAACCATTGCCGCGCCGACAGTGACCGAGGCAACCGCAGGTCTGGCCACAAAGTTTGGTGCATTTGTCCAGAACAAAAGTACATTAAAGATCGTGTCCGCCCCAAAAGGTGTGCAGGGGAGCACGATCACAGAATGTAAGGTTACGGTGAACGGATCTACATACAGCGGGACTACGATCACCACCAATCCAATCACCGCATCCGGGACGGTCCGAATCACAGTATCAATCAAGGATTCCCGCGGTCGGTCCGCAAGCGTCACAAAAGATGTAACGGTGACAGCATATGCACCGCCGAAGATACTGGCATTTAAAGTCCAACGTTGCAGGAGCGATGGCACACTGGATGAATCCGGGACAGCGTTTAAAGTAACGATGCACTTTGAAATATCGCCGGTCGGGAGTAAAAATGATCGCAACTTCGCTGTGCAGGTGCAGGAGCAGGGAGTTACAACCTGGACGGATGCGTGGAGTGGTCAGGCATCTTATACGTATGATTCATCAAAGGTCTTGACCACCCCGGCGCTGGCGGCTTCTAAATCCTACACCGTGCGTTTACTTTTGTCAGATTATTTTGTGCAGAATTACGGCGCAGAGGCGGACGTGCAGTCATCGTTTCGGCTGGTCAATTACAACGCAAGTGGAAAAGGCATTGCGTTTGGAAAATTCAGCGAAGGCAATGATTTTGATTGCGCGTTGCCCGCAAAGTTTCGAGACGGGCTGACGCTGATCAACAATGGGACAAACATAGATTTGTTAAATATACTTGATGAGTTGTTCTATAAGCCGGGCGACTCCATTACGTTGCCAACCACATTCCGGACGGCAGGTTTTTTAACAACAAGCGGTACAGAGGTGCTTTTTATCGTACCGCTATCAAAACCTATGCGGGGTGTAAGTAAAGTGACCGCAACATCGGTAAATGGCTTTGTCCTGCGTCAAGCTGGGAAATACACGCACGGATCCGCGGCGAGTACATTTGTTAAGCCGACAAGTTACACGGCGATACGGATCAATGGCGTGTGTATCGCTATATCTGCGATATTTTCCACTACCACAAACGCCATTAATAATGATCCGATCGGCGTTCAGTGGAGCGGAAAACTGACATTTGCATAAAAGGAGGGAAGGAGCATGGCATTACTGAAAAAGATAACACAGCCGGATGGCGTAGCAACAGACTATCATCGGATTCTGTACGTATCAAATAATCCGAACTCTCATGTATCGATTGCGGTGGCATCGTATCTATCGGAAGAAATGAGAGAGACCGAGCGCGCGGCGCAGGATGCAGGCAAGCCTTACTGTGCGGCCAAAACATATGAGACGGAGGATGTGGACGAATTGACATTCTCACAGGCCTATACGTGGCTGAAAGAGAATGTGGATGAGTTTATAGGAGCAGAGGATGTGTAGAAAGGAGACAGCGTGGAAATCAGAGCGAGACCGTGAAAACCAAAAACCTATAGCAACCAACAAACAAAACAAATCAAAGAAAGAACGAGGTAGAAGAGATGGAGAAGTTATTTAACTGGATCAGTGTAGTATTTGGCTTGATTGGCGGTGTGTTTACATACTGGCTGGGCGGCTGGGATGTCATGCTGAAAACGATCGTGTTTCTGGCAGTAGTGGATTATGTGACCGGGATTATCAAGGGCATATACACAAAGTCGTTGTCGTCCGAGATCGGGTTTAAGGGACTGCTGAAAAAGATTGTCGTGTTTATTATTATTGCTGTGGCGTTCGCAATGCAGAATTTGATGAATAATACAATTCCGCTCCGGGAAGTAGTGATCATGTTTTATATTGCGAATGAGGCGTTGAGCCTGTTGGAAAATGCAGCGATCTTTATCCCAATCCCGCAGAAATTGAAGGACGTACTCTTACAGCTTAGGGACAAGGATTACACGAATGTAAATGACACGAAATGATCAGAGGGCGGCGATCGCCCTCTTGCGCCGGCGCAACGGCGGGAAGGGAGAAACATTATGAAGATTGGATTACGAGGCGGACACTCGCCAAACTGCAAAGGTGCTATGGGACTGGTCGACGAGCAGATTGAGGTCAGGAAGATCTACGACGAGCTTGCACCGATGCTGGTGGCAGCAGGGCACACAGTGATTGACTGTAACTCCACGGCAAATAATGTAGAGCGGGAGTTAAAAGATGGGACAAGCAAGGCAAACGCCAATAAGTGCGACATCTACATCACCCTGCACATGAACGCATCCAGCGGAGCAGGACACGGGACGGAAATCTGGTTATATCGAGATGACAACCAGCACATGAACGAGATTGCGAATGGCATTCTGGGGATCTTTGCGTATGTTGGATTCCAGAACCGCGGCATCAAAATCACCCAGGATTGGCACGATCTGCGAGCGGCCGTGATGCCGTCAATGATCATCGAGTTTTGCTTTTGCGACAATGCGCATGATGTAAATCTTTATCGGGCATGCACCCCGCATGGATTCGCAAAAGCGGTAGCAGAGCAGTTTGGATACAAAGAGGAGGAAAATAAAGTGCCGGAAGTAGTGAAAAACATCGTACTGAAGAAATTTGATCCTAACGATAAAACAATCTTTTGGAACCTGGAAGAGGTAAACGGAAATGCTTGGGCTGGCGATACGTTCTTCTTCAAAAACGTGGCAACCGGATTGTATCTGGATGTAGGAGCCTGCAGCAGGGATCTTGGTGCGCACATGTGCGCATACAAAAAGACCGGCGCGGACAATCAGAAATTTAAACTGGTGCCGTGCGATTTTTGGTACGCACGCGCTTATCTGATCCAGACCTTTGCCGGAACCGGATACGTATTGGACAACTCCAACAGTAAAGCGGTTGAGGGCAACCCGATCACCACATGGGCGGCACACCGACAGATGAATCAGCAGTGGACGATCATCTGCCAGGAAAATGGAAACGCTGCGATTGTAAACGCACAGACGGGGATGGCGATGGGCGTAAGATAAAAAGAAAAGGCGGGGCAGATCAACTGTCCCGCTGATTGATTCAATCAAATACAATGGAAATTTCTCCATCGCCGTCATAATCGTTGTAAAACTTTTCAGCATCTGCCATATTAGAGAAGGTGGCAATCACATCATAGGACTCATTCACAACCGTGATTTCCATCTTGGAAAACTCCCAGATATCTCCGCCGGACACAAACTCCCCATCTTCGTCATACTGATTTTCTTCAACATAATACTCGACTACCTCAAAGAGCCTGCCGGATTTGCTGACGGATGACTTATATTTTCCGAGTTCTGCCAGTGCGTCTGCTTTAGGCTCGAAGGAGGCAATCAGCTCCGGATCCTGATCTACTTGATCCACCGTACAGCCAGGCTTGATTTCCAGCCGATCGGCATATCGAATCATTCTGGTATTTTTCATTAATTCATATCTCGTCATTGTCTTTTTCTCCTTTACCATCGTTTCTAATTTTTCGATAATCAATTTCTCCGCCCAATGCGGTGGCGCGGATGTTCCAGACTCCCAATTCTCAAGGGTCCGGACTGGAATCTCGAACAGCCTGGACATTTCAGCGCGGGATAACCCTACGCGTAACCTACATTCTTTTATCACTGACATTCGCATAACCTCCTAAGTATCTCCCTTCTGCTTGCTTTTATCATATCACCAAATAGGTGGAATGTCAACGGCTATTTTTAAAAAAGCCACCAAAAAGGTGGAAGTGAAATTTCTCTCGAAGAATCGCTTCGGAGGGGGGGCATTATTCAGCATCGCGGCAAAATTTGGGACAACTCGGCAGAACCTGTAGAAAATGAACGGAATCAGTAATCCAAATGTGATTTATGCCGGGCAGAAGTTGCGTGTGAAATGACAAAAAAGAAAAGGGCGGGATTCCGCCCTTTTGACTATAGAAAATCTTTTACGTCGCACCCAAGCACTTCAGAGATTGCCAGCGCGTTCCTGAGTGTCATGTTTTCCATCTCGCACACGCCAGATTCGTACTTCTGAATCTGGCGAATATTAACGCCAGATTTTTCAGAAAGTTCGCGCTGTGTATAGCCAGAATCGATTCGAAGGACTGCCAGCTTGTTCAGCACTTTACGCGGGTCAGAGAGCAACGGAGGATTACACTCCAAAGCTCTCAAATTATCGTTGTCCACACGGATTTGTGCCGCGGGACTCAACGCCCTATACGCTTCTGACATGATTATGTCATAATCTGCAAGATTTTCGCATTCCCAGAACATCTTGCAGATTAGAGCTTTTGCATCAGGATTTCCGCTCATGCAAAGCTCTGCGTAATTTATCACATTCATCTTCTCATCATCGGAAATTCTTTTTAAAATTTTCCTGCATAATTCCCTTTTCTCTTCCATTTTTGCCTCCTTATTTTACGATCTCTCCGTCGATGATGTCGGCGTATTTGTTTCCGTTTATGCATCCACACATAAATGCTTCTGCACTGCGGCGATAGATTTTGCCTACAACCATATTTGCCCAGTACGCGTACCCACGGTACACGATAACTTCTCCTTCGAAAAGTTTTTGTTTGTTTTTGTTTAAATACTTCATTGCGTTCGCTCCTCCTTTTTCTTATGGCTTTAGTATACGCCAATATTGGCGCAAAGTCAAGAGAAAAAACAAATATTTTTAAAAAAATCACCAAAAAAGGTGGAATAAATATCCCCCGGAGAATCCTTCCGGGGGATGCATATTGTATCATTCCGTGGCAAAATGGTTAAACATATAATATAATGAAGAAAACGGTTTACAACACATTTACAACAAAAGCACCACGGAAGCCTTGAAAATGCGTTGCAATGCTTAATTTTTCCTTAAATGCAAGTGCTTTCCCGAAACGCCTCATTTTTACTCGATTTTCCCTCGAAAACCTACTAATTACGGGCTTTCAAGGGGATTTAAGCGATATGAAAGGGATGCCAAAAAAACAAAATAAATGGAACGGTTTACAACACGTTTACAACAAATCAGAAACAGCCGGCTGTATCTTTTCAATTTCCTCCCGTAGATCCTCGAGAGTCCTGTGACCATATATTCTGTTTGTAATGTCGTTCCCGAACGAATGACCAAGCATTCGCTTCCGGTCGTTTTCGTTCACCTTGTATTTTTCGCAGAGTCGGGAAAAGGTATGCCGACAGTCATGCGGGGTGTGCTTTTCAATACCAAGAGATTCCAGCTTGTCATACATAGGTTGCCGAAAGTAATCCGGAGAGCCTTTTAGCATTGTTCCATAACTCACTATTCTTTGCTTTACCAAATCCTGGATACACGAATGAATCGGAACCATTCTTTCCTTTCCGGCGTCAGTTTTTACACCTCCGTGAAAATACATTTCATTCAGGTTAACTTCCATGTCCCTATACGCCGATATCCTAAATCCGGAATAGCACATGATTAATATCATTCCAACAATAGGATCGTGCTTGTTCTGCCACAGAATAGCCAGCTCTTCATCCGTAAACGGAATGCCATGCTCGTCATCATCCGGAATCTCAATCTTGACATACTGAGAGTAATCCTTTTCGCAAATATCGTGCGCGACGGCAAAATCATACATCTGATGAAAAAGGGTAATGATCAACTCGAGCGATGAATGTTTTAGCTCGCAATCATTAATTACACCCTGTAAATCGACCAAGCGAAGTGAAACAAAATCACGATCGTGGAGAGCGGAGGAGTTTTTGAATGCAGCCCCCATACTGTATTCCATTTGCTTCTTCTTCCCGGCGTGCCCATACTGGACTTTAAACTTGTCCTCGTAATACAACTCAAATACATCACGAAATGTCTTACCTGGCTCTTCCTTTTCTTCTACAATCCCCTGCGACTGGTTATAGTCAGACAAAAGCTTTTGCACTACGGATGACAGATCAGTGGACTCTCCCGGCTTAACATCGATGTTCCGCTCGTCTCCCGGAAGATAATTCCCCGCGCGATAGGACGTGAGGACCATGAATCCGGTCATCCAGTCCGGGACATAACATAAGGCTTTCGGAGTCTTTGGTCTGCCGATATCATCCACCTCTGTAGCCGGCGGATATACGCCGTAAGGGTTACGACGGCCTTTCCCTAAATACCGAATTTGTCCATAGCCGTTCGGTAATTTGGGATATTTTTTTCTTTTGGCCATAAAATCACCTCCATTTTGAGTATAAAAATAGCAGCTGTCCAGAAACACATGTTCTGACTTGCCAACTGCTCCCGAAGATGATACAATATGCTTGTCCAACGTAGCACCTTCGGGTGCAAACTTTTTTAATATTTTTTCCAATCGCCGCCCTTGTTACAGCAGGGGCGGATTTTATTATTTGTTATCACCTGCTTCCATAAAATTTGCGCCCGCGCAAACAATGATATGAAGACACGTGATCACTTTAAAGAACTGCTCACTACAAAATGATTTTGTCTACATCTTCTTGATCGGAAGAGGGCAGCAATTCTTTTAAACGTTTTTGGAATTTGAAATAATTCAAATTACCATTTTCTTTTAAACTAATAGACTTTGCTTCGCCGTCTGAAACGTAATTGATGATGTACACCATGTTTATTTTCTTCTTTTCTCCGGCCGATAAAGCACCGAGAACAGCACCGGTTTTTCCGAACAACAATCCGCCAACAATGGCTCTACCAACCTTGGATTGCTGTTCAATCTCTTCGACATTTACAGAGCCGACTTTAGTGATCTTGCAAAGCGGAAGGCTGACAGGAGCTGAATCCTTGGATCCAAATTTTTCAAAACGAAGACAACTGTTCTCTTCGTCGAGAATCATGTGACAAGGACAATTGGCCCTAAAAGATGGAATACCATCATAATGAACCATTAACATCTTTTCGGATTTGTCTTTTTTACTCCCAAATAATCCCATATTTTCCTCACTTTCTCCTATATCTTTTCACCAAGAAACGCCACATTTTTTATATAAACGCCGAAGCGGTTATATCTTTTACTTGCCCCTGGCTGGCAGGGGCTGGTTTTACTTCTTCTTTGGAGCAAGCTGTTTCGCGCAATGCTGCTCCAGATCCAGTGTCAGACTGCGCATGTGCCATTGCAGCTCTTCCTTGATTTCAGACGCGTTGTCTTTGGTCGCTTTAATTTCCGTCGCCATCAGCATATCCTCCTTTCCAGTAACTCCCAGTGGATTATTCAATCATTAAAAGTTACAATAGATTCATGAAGATACTACTTGCGAAGATAATGTACAACAGAAATCTGTCAGTGCGTCAGGTGGCTGCCATGACCGGATTGTCCAAGTCCACGGTAAACCGGATCATGAACGGGAAGACTTCCCCTTCAGCTGACACACTGGAACAACTTGCAAAAGGCCTTAAAATCCATATCACAGACCTATTCGAGTCTGACTATAAATAAGTGTCCCGCACCTGGGACGATTCAATGAATATCCATAAGTTTCCGCTAATCCGATTGTCTATATAGTAGGAGGGTAATTACAAGGCAGGGCAATTATCCAGATACTTTTTAATAAAACAAACAAATGTTCGGAAAACTATTGATTATTTTACGAAATCGTAGTATTATTTAATCAAGTAATTCAGAACACGCGTTTGCTATTTACGGATGGAGGGCGTACATATGGGCAACAACAAATATTTAACAGCTATCATGTCTATGCTTAAAGAACTTGATGAATCGGATACCAGATTCCTTAAGCAACTATATACCATTATACATAGATATTTGCTGCGGAAGAGAGGAAATTAGTCCTCTCTTTTTTCGTGAGTTAGGTTATCACGGAGTTTTTTACTGAAATCACGAAGCACTTCTTGTGATTTAGGCTCCAATTCATTATATGTATGCATTATTTCTTTGATTAAAGCATATAACGGGTTACTTCCATCGTCCGACAACAATTCTTCTACGTAAATGGCGGTTTCATCCTCCTCGGTGATGGGAAGAAACATTTCACCTTCTCCAGCTTGGAGCCATTCTTCGCGAACGGTTTTTCCGTTCCAACTTTGCAAACAAATTATTTTAGCAATTTTATCGGTTAGGTCTCTTTCGCCATTTTCTATCTGAGAAAGATAAGTTTGAGCCACCTCTATTTTTTCTCCAAAATCTTTTTGAGTCATACCCATGATACGGCGCAATTCGCGAACTCTACTATTCTTGGAATTACTCATTTCGGAGCCTCCCTTCGTTTCTGATAACCATATACTAACATAAAAATATTACAAATGCAATATTTATTTCAAAAATCTATTGACAAAAAATCACTAATGAGATATCATGATATTGCAAAAGCAATAAAAGAAGAGAAGGAGGTACTATATGTCGGAAGAAACAAAGAAGATTATCGACGAAACAGTGGAAAATTTAAAGCATCTGGACAAACAAAGCCTTCTGATTTTGAAGAGCAGCTCAGAAGTATTGAAAGCTCGGGATGCGTTGGACAGAAAAACAGATCTAGAAACGAAACGGGATAGGAGGTGAGAAAAGATGTTCTGGAAGAAAAAACCCTTAGACGAAAATTACAAAAGACTACAAAAGGAATTAAGAGAGACACAGCATGACGACTACAAGAGATTCCGAAGAATCCACAAAGAGTTGAAAAAGTATGGGAGTGGAGTCTGGTGGGCGGCAAGACATCCCGTCTGGCGAGAATATGGGATGATAATCGCCCAAGGATTGGCATTGCTGGCGCAACTTATAGTACTCGGCTCCGTTGCACTTAGCGCAATCATAGCCCGTACAGCCATGTAAACAAAGAATTAAAAAACGGAGACAACACAACGGAAAGTATGGATACTATTATCGCAATGACAGAAAGCACCAAAGCAAGATCCGCCCTAAAATTAAGCCGGAACCGATGTTCGACCAAAACTCTACCATCTTTTTTTAAATTGATAACGGTCAAATCGGAAAGGCTTCGCCCTCTATAGGAGATATAGGAACGGCAACAACGAAGAAAATCATCAAGTTCCTGATCGTCGAGAGAAAACCGTTTCTTGATTTCACCGACTGTACGCGAGTGTGCTTTCATGTATTTTAAAATTTTGTAATGCTTTGCCTCAATAATATAAGGATCCATATTTTCCTCCAGTCTCACAAAGTTGACTTAATTATAAGATTGATGGAGAGAAAAGTCAACAAAAATACTGGGATCGGCAGGATATCGAAGAAAGATTGAAGAGGAAAGGAAGGAGATGAGACGAAATGAAAGAAATTCTAAAAGCATTAAAGGAAATGTTCGAAATTAAAGAAAACACACCCTCGTTTATAGTAAGTGGTTTCGCAGGTTGTGCGGTATCAGCAATATTGATAGTGATAAGGATGATTTGGTTTTACTTTTTTAGTTAATTTGTTTTACTAAATCACCATAGGAGAAAAGCGAGGCGATAAGATGAAACATTTTAGAGTAACGATTTGGGCGGAGTCGTACGGATTTGAGCGTGAGTGCGACACAATCAGTGAGGCATACGATGCCTTACAAAGCGCATCAGCGGAATTTAAAATCCGAATGGATTTAAATGATGTAATGGAAAAATTGGTCAGCATGAAGAACGGTACGACGATTTCTACACAGACTGACATGTATTCTATTAGAGTAGTAAACATAGAAACAGACGCAGACGCAGACGGAAAGGAGTGATCGATTTGTATGACATCCTCAACGCAGCAGAAGCTGCCAAGGTGATCGGGTGCGGAGCGCAGGAAGTAAGATGGCGGATCCGCCGGGGGCAATGGAAGTTCGGCCGGGCGTTTAGTCCAAAGGAAAACCACAATACTCAGTGGAGGTACGAGATAAACAAAAAGGAACTGGCAGATTTCCTGCGGATCGACCTGAAGGAAATAAATGAAAGATTAAACAAGGGAAGGTAAGAGATGAAAGAATTAAAAACGATCGGAATCGAGAATACACACAACAATGGATGTACCGGACACATCGGATGGACTGGAGAGACCCCTAAGATTGACATGAAATCACTCAAAGTAATGGACAACCATATCACGCGAGAAGAATTTGAAGACTATATGACCTTGTCAGAAGAAAGACTGAATGAACGCATTGCAAGAGAAGAGATGGTAAACTGCCTGGAGATACAGAGCAAGCTTTTGAGAGACTACGTCAAGCGCAACAGATCATTGCTAAAACAGATGTACTATCTCCGGCAGCGTATAGCCGGGATCCTGCTTCTGGCGCTGGCACTGATAAGCATCCCATTCTTGGGCGGAAACGGAATTGCTTTGGTATTTTTTGTGCCGATGGCGGTATATCTAATCTTCCAGCGGCAGATGTTCCGGCTGGCGAAAAATCTGGAAAGGAGGTGGAGCTGGTGGAGGTTAAAGGCACTGCGAAAGAAAAAATGACCCGCATGTTTGCCGTCTTGATGTGGTGGATGCGAAGACATGGGATTAAGGAATTGACCATCAATGCAGATACTGCCGAGGTAAAGACAGAGCTGGGATACAACACATTGAAAAAAGAGGAAAGGAGCACGACATGACGCGAATTATCACGGCGACCTATAAGGGGCACGAGATCACGAGAACAGCACTTAGTGATCTGCAGGCGTGGGTGATTGTCAATGTAATGGCTGGAAAAGGCTGCACAGATATCTACATGAGAGAGGAGGGAGAAGATGAGAGTTGCAATGTACATCCATTTGAATGAGGACGAAATCGAAGATGTAAAACGTCTGCAAGCTGCTATGCAGAAAGAAAGCCCGTCGGCGTATTCACATTATTCCATTGAGGACGTGGTCGGATATGCAGCAAGGAGCGGGTTTAACAAGAGTCTGCGAGAGCTGACGAAATTTTACGAAGATCAGTTGGCCAAAGAGGAAGGAAGAGGAAACAGTGAATGAACGAAAGGACATATATCATCCGGTTTTCGGATGCGATCCGGTTCCCATCCGGCAATGTGACCAACATGCTGGTCCGGCATGGCAGCCGCGAGGCGGTGGAAGAGTACGCGCGCCAAATCGCGGAGGAAAACAACATAACGATAGAGTTTATAGGATGACGAAAAAAGCCGACATCGGCAAATGTCGGCAGCCATAAGCGGCATGGTTTTATACACATGATAATCATACCACTTACGGCCCAAAAAGTCAAGGAAAACGGCGGTTTTTACCTGCCGTTTTGACCTTGATAAAGAGATTAAAGATAGGACAAAAAGGGTATGGCAACAAAGAGAAAAACGTATCGATTTAAGCATGGGGACATCATAGATGTAGAGGAGTTTCACGATGGGAACTACGGAGCCCCGGGAGAAAAAAGAAAGAAGAGAGCAAAGCCGACAGAGGAGCAGATGCAAAAGATAAATGCCATGAATAAGATGCGGCTGTGCCGTCACCGGCTGCTGGCATACTTCACTCCGGGAGATACCTTCGCCACCTGGACCTACGAGAAAAAGAACCGCCCGCCAAACATGAAGAGGGCAAAGAAGGATTTTGCCAAAGCGATGCGAAAGGTCCGGGATGAATACCGGAAGCGTGGCCGAGTATTATTGTGGATCCGCAACATCGAATGCGGCACAAAAGGAGCCTGGCATATCCACATCGTAATCAACGAGATCGGAGACACGGCAAGCATCCTGAAGAAAACCTGGCCGCACGGAGGAACGTGGGTAACGGAGATCAAGAACAACCCGATGATCTACGATGAGGACTTCACAAAGCTTGCAAGTTACATGACCAAAGGAGAACACTCTGTTTGGTTAAACGAAAACGGCGATCCGCAAAAGCCGCGCATCCGTGAGGCGAGCTACAGTACATCCAGAAATATGCCGCTGCCGGAACCGCATCCGGAAAAGCTTCAGCGATGGAAAAAAGAAGTAAAACCCAAGAAAGGCTACTACATCGCATCCATCTACGAGGGTATCAATCCGGTGACACATTATAAGTACCGCCGCTACACGATGATCCGGATCAAGCAGGAGACCAAAAACAAGCGGAAAAGGAGGGAGTAAGATGCATGAGGTACACATTTACATATACGCCGATAAGTTTCCGGTAAAAGAGGCATCCAGATGGTATGGATATGTCCTGGAGTGCAGGGTCGCAGACCAGAGCCGAACGAAGGAAGGCTTTGGGCAGGCATGCACAACCTACCATGGGGCAGTCCTAACCGCCATGGTCAAGGCTTTGGAGCGGCTAAACCAGACCTGCGAAGTGCACTTACATACCGAAGATGAATATGTCATCCACATGCTGGAGAACCGCCTGGATATCTGGGCGGGAAATGGCTTTATGACGGCAAAAGGGCATGCGGTGGCCAATCAGACCGAATGGATGCAGATCAGGAACTTATCACAGAGGCAGCTAATACTAAGCGAGCTGGGCGAACACACCTATACAAGCTGGCTGAAAACAGAAATCAAAAAACGGAAGGAGAAGCGAGATGTTTGAGAAATTTGGAGAATTTGATTCTTTTGGAGAAATCAATGAACTGGCCGAAAATTTGTTTAACGAAGGTGACACAAAGAGCCTGAAAGAACTGGCGAAAGAAAACGGGATTCACACGGAAGTTGTAGAGATGTATCTGCAGGGAGATATTCCCATCCTTTGCGAACCGCTGTCCGCCGCTTTGGGAAAGATCGATGTGGAAGCGGCAGAACTGAAACCGAAAGAGATTATGGAGGACTGGGTGGAATACTTAAGAGGGCAATGCGTGGAGGACGACATTATAGCTTTCCAGGTACGAAAGAAAGGAAAGAGCTTAAAAGGCTGTATCGCAGCTCTTTTGTCCTGGTCATTCAAGAATCAGCGGACAGTGGACAAAGATATCATAAAGGCAGCAGGCGTATCGGCCGGCAGGGTTACCCTGGGGATTCCTGGCATGGCAAGGGCAAAGAAAATCATAACGGACTACTACATGAGAAAGTAGGCGAAGCGGATGAAAAAGAAAGCTATTGAGAAAATACCATATTTGGGTTTGAGGAAAGTCAGCAGAAAGGAAGATGTGAAATATATCGGAGTCACGGCGGTCAAGATCGTGGGACAAGAAAAACACCTTTTTCTGGAGGTATATAGGAATCAAAAAGAATCAAAAAATATTCCACTGGTGCGGATCGTGATGACAAAGAAAGATTTCGGAACCTATTTTCCGGAAAAGGAAGAATGGACAAGACAGAAGGTAAAGACAGACGCAAGATGGTACGGACTGATCTGGAAAGATAGAGAGGATTCAGGAGATACTTGGCAGAAGATGAAAAAGAAGAACGTCCTACAGAGTACGGAGGATCTGGAAAGGATAAAGGGATTCTGCAAGGTCAACGTATATGACGAGAAATGCTGGTGGGAATACATATATAAGCATCAGGAAGATATAGTGATAACGGCCAGACGAAAAACCGAGGAAAGAAAATATATGCGTCGGCAGGAAGCTCTAAAAGACAGAATGGAGCATACCGAGGAGCTGCCGGAGAAAAAGATTCTGGAGAAAGCGGACAGCATTTATTTTTGCAATCAGCATTATCTGTATTATAAAAAACATGGTTGCTGGGTGAAAATAGCTTGCAGTAAGTGCGGCGGAGTAACAGACGTAAGATGGAAAAGAGGGATATCTTTTGAGAGCCAGTTCCAGAGATGGACAGAGGAACCAAAAGAGGGAAACTATGGCACTTGTCCGATGTGCGGAACGCGCGGAAAGTATAAGTGCCAGGGAAAAACGAAAGGAACGTACAGCAAAACGATCCATTTGTTTTTAGGGCAGAAGTACAAAGAAAATGGAATAGTCATGCGATATGTGGAAGTGGAGAAAGAGTGGATACTGGGATTTATCTGCGGGGATAATGGTCCGGAGATGTACAACGCTTGTGAAAAGCTCTACGGAGTGGAGATTGCAAGAGCGTATTTTGAACCAGGGAAAAAAACTCAGATAGACTATCATAAACATGATGCGTATCGGGGACAGGATTTCTGGGATGACTGCAACCTGTATGGCATGCGAAATATTTCCATAGATGCGGCGCCGATCATGCCGGAGACATACGAAGAAATGCAGGGAACAATGTTTCAGTACAGCGCGTTACAAGAATATGTAAAGAGTGCGAGAGAAGTCAACCCGATTAAATATCTGGAACGATACAGCCGGACACCACAAATAGAGGTTCTGGTCAAGATGGGGCTGATTGGAGTGGTGGATGAACTGCTCGAATACAATTATGGCATTGTCGCCAATGAATGCGCAAGACGACCAGATGAGTTCTTAGGAATCCGAAAGGAAAGAGTAAAGCAGCTCATCAGGAAAAAAGGAGACACACAGCTCCTGGGAGTCATGCAGATGGAAAAGAGCCAGGGGCAGAACTGGACAGATGAACAGATAGAGCATCTGGCGGAGACAGATTTAAGTGGAATACAGGTAGAGACAGCTACAAGATACATGACTCTGCAGAAACTTCTCAACCGCATAGAAAAATATTCTGGATGCCAGTATGGGGCGGGATGCAGTACAGCAACATCACGAATCAGACAAACGGCCACAATATATGCGGACTATCTGACCATGAGATTAAATCTGGGATACGACCTAAATAACACGGTATATCAACAGCCGAAGGATTTGGGAGCAGCGCACACCAAAATGGTAATGGAGACAAACAAAGGGGAGACAGACAAACACCTAAGAGAAGTAGCTGAGAGATATCCAAACATCCGGCACAGCTACAGAAGCCTTAGAAAGAAATACTTCTATGAGGATGACAGCTATATCATCAGACCGGCCAGATCAGCAGAGGAAATTGTCATGGAGGGACGAATACTCCACCATTGTGTGGGAGGCTCAAACTACCTGAATAAACACAACACTGGAAAGACATACATATTGATGTTGCGGTTTAAGTCGGAACCGGATATCCCGTACATCACGGTTGAAATAGATGCAAATAATCCAAGGATTATACAGTGGTACGGAGAAAAGGACGGAAAGCCAGACGAAAAGAATATGCAGGAGTGGATTGATGCTTGGCTGATGAAACTAAAATCAGGAACACTGACAGAAACGATTAAAATGGCGGATATAGCGTAAGGAGGAAAACATGGAATATGTACAGATGACACTCGATGACTGGGTGGAAATGAAACAGAAGTTGAAGTTGGAACTGTTGGGAGTCAAGCAGAGTTTCGTGCGGATCGGATACATGCTGCGGAAAATGGACGATCAGAAGTTATACGAGCAGGATGGATACAAAACGATCGCCGAGTTTGCCAAGGCTGAATATGGCTTGGAGGCATCCACAGTAAGCCGGTTTATGAGCATCAACCGCGAATACTCAATCGACGGTTATTCCGAGCGTTTACGCCCGGAATATGCAGACCTTGGCCGGAGCCAATTGGAAGAAATGTTAAAGCTCCCGGAGAGCGACCGGGAGATGATCCGGTCGGAGACATCCAGAGAGGATATCAGGGAGTTAAAGAGATTTAACAAGACCGAGCCGGGAGAGGAAAATGAACTCGCAGAAGTGATTGAGAAATTCTTCGAGGCAAACCCGGATACATTAAATGACCTGTACCAGAATGGCATCGATAAGGGAGAATCCGCAGAAAGACTAAAAGAAATCGTCAATCCGGCCGGAAACAAAAGCTTCCGAAAAGGAATATTCTTCTTGATGATGTACAAGGACGTGATAAAGGTCAAGAAATTTGGCGCGGATCCCCGGGACATGCCCTGGGAAGAGTTCTTTGAGATCACAAGGTCGATCTTTGATAAAGATTCATCAGGCGGCAGGACGTGGTCACACCATTTTGGTGAGGCGGGCAAAACCGAGCCGGAGAAAAATTCGGAAGAAAAGAAACCGGAAAAAGCGGTGAAAAATCATGCTTCGGAAAAAATCAAAGAAAATCCGGAAAGCAAAATGCCGGATCGTACAAGTAAAGACAAGAACGATGCGGAATCCGCAGAAAACGAGAATCCGGCGGAAGAAATCGAAGAAAACGCGGAGCAGATCAGGGAGAAACCGGAGCAAACCAAGGAAAACGTGGAAGAAACCGAAGAAAATCCGGAGCAAACCGAGGAAAAAACGGAGCAGATCGAAGAAAACGCGGAGCCGGAAGAGCCAAAAGCGGTGGAAAATCATAGTGAAGAACCAACGGAGGAAGCGAAAGAGGCGGATTCTGGCAGCAGGCAGGAAGAATACGTTGAAAAAGAGTCGGAAAATCCAATTGCGCCGGCGCAAAAAACCGCAGAAAGACTAGAAGAGAATGGCATTTTAGATCACCCGGAAATCGAAGAAATCACCAAGGAAGAGTACGACAGCGTCGTACATCCGGAAAGACCGTTTGGCACTCGAAAGAAATATACAGACACCCTTACGGAATATGGCATGGCAGAATATCTGGCAAAATCATTCAGGGCACAGACCGGTCCACAGTCGGTGTTAAGTCTGATCGGCTGGGAGCGGTGGTTGACGGAAAAAGTAGACGGCAAAGGAAGAACGATTGAATAGGAGGGAAAAACATGTCTTTGTTGTATCCCAAACCAGTCTGGAAGAAAAAAAGAAAGAAACACAAGCCAAGTATCCTGCACTGCAAGGACGGAACCTGCTATCTGTGCATGAAACTAAACGGAAACTACCGGATACACAGAGCCCTGCACAAGCATCACATTTATAACGGTCCGGAGCGCGACAACTCGGAAGAAGAAGGAATGTTTGTATGGCTCTGCGCAGAGCATCACATAGACGGACCGGCAGCAGTGCATAACAATCACGAGAACATGCGCCTGCTTCAGCGGGATGGTCAGGAAGCATACGAGCAAACACACACCCGCGAAGAGTTTATGAAGAAATTCGGAAGGAACTACCTATGACCGAAAGAGAGAAATGGCTACGGATCAATATCTGCAGATACTGTCGGGGCTCCAGGCTGCACACCTGCACCGGTTACGACTGCCGGGAGGCAGCAGGCAGAGCCGGGAAAGCATTTGACAGAATGGCCGGAAAAGAATTGAAAGCGGGCAGAAACAAGGTGAAAACGAGCAATCCGGCAGCAGCCGGAAACGGCGGGGAAACGAAAGAGATCTCGCGCTCCCCGCCGGGATAAGGAGAAGAAATGAAAACGGCAGAGCAAAGAAAACCGGAACAAACAAAATATGCAGGGAAATTTAAAAGCAAAATAGAATATGACATGTTTATCGTATACTGGCGCTATCTGTGCGTCAGCCTGAATCCAAAATCAATAAACAGAAAACAGAGAAGGTGAGGAAGTAGAAAATGAAATACGAAACACATAAAGAGATTTTTGACACTGAAACAGGCAAGGCATTTAGAATCGGCGACACAGTAAGCATAAAAAACACGAATGGCGGAGGTACAGGCGGCTGCAGAATAACCAAGATTACAGACGCCGGATTCCATTATACGCAAGGAATAGGGAGAGATAAAAGCGTACAGTACAAAAACATTGCAGAAATTTATTAAAAATTGGAAGGAGAAGAGATGGAAAGATTAACGATAGAATATTGCGACGGATACGCACCAAAAGAATTATGCGACATAGGCGAATCAGGCAAAGCGGATGATTGCGAAATTTGCGGCGAATATTGTGAGGCTATAAAAAGTTGCCAGGAATGCGCAATTAACCAGTGCTTTAAAAAATTAGCAGAATACGAGGACTTAGAGGAACAAGGCTTGCTGCTGAGACTTCCGTGCAGGGAGGGCGATATTGTATATCGTATTTGCCCTAAATGCAATGATAAGCATGAGGGCAGCTGTAAGAATTGTGCTTGGTGTGGATGTGCTTCTAATTGTGGGTGTACTGTTTACGGTCTTTGGAATGACGGACAATTCCCGCCAGAAAAATGTACAATCGTGCCTTACAAGGTTAGTTGGAATTATATTCCAAATTTGATGGAGCACTTTGGTAAAACTGTATTTCTCACGCAAGCAGAAGCAGAAGATAAATTAAAGAGAATCGAAGAAGGTGGAGAAGAATGAGCATGATAAGCGAGCAAGTTAAAGTTTTAAGACGGGGAGCGTACGATATACTGCCAGAATATTGGGGAATAGCAGCAGCCCTAAAGAACGCTGCCGACACAATCGAGGATTTATCCGCCAAGCTCCAGGCGGCGAACATGGAACGGTCGAGTGCGCATTATCATGGCGGATGGATTCCGTGCAGCGAAAGACTGCCGGATAAAGATGGTTTTTACATGGTAACGATTGACGGAGAACTTGTAGGAGACACAAAGCCGTTTGCTGGCTTAGCAGAGTTTGAAAAAGGAGAATGGGTTGATAATGAAGATGATTATCAGTGTGTTCTTGCCTGGATGCCCCTTCCAGAGCCGTATAAAGGAGAATAAACATGGTAGATGCAGAGGAGACAAAAAGAAATAAAGCCAAACAAATGCGTTACAAAAAGCCGATAGCAAGAAGCCTGAACTTGGAATATATTCAGCAAGATTTGTGGGAAATCCAAGAGGCTTGCGAAGATATCCGCTGGTATACGGATTCCGAAGACGGGATAGATTCACTTGTCAATGCACTTGCCGGAGATGAGGATGAAGCGTATGAGTTCAAAATGGCATTTGCTGACTTGTGCGGAGAATGCGAAAGGATGTCTGAGGACTTGCAAGAAGAGTGGGTACCAGAGTGTTTTGATATTTTCTTCGTGGCAGCAGGCGCAGGGGATATGTATGACGGGTATCTTGGGTGGGATTCTTACGAAGGGGATTACTTCGGGATAAACTGCACAGATGTATTTATAGAAAGCGAAGCAAAAAAGAAACTAAAGCAGATGACCAAAGACGATCTTATAGCATCGGCAAGGCAATGTTTTAAAATTTATCACGCATATATCGGATTACGAAACCGATACGACAGTCTAAAAACGGCTATAGACATCTTAAGGGATCAAAATACTGGTATTTTGCAAGTGGTAAAGGAAATCGAAGTACTGTATGAAAAAGTCAGCGAGAACCAATATACAAGAGATGAATGGAGCAAAGAATCAAGAGAGTGGAAAAGATACACCAATGCGTTGCCACAAGAAGCGTGGATTGCATAAAGGAGAGTGATAAACATGTATTGCACAGAAAGCAGAAACCAACAAGAGACAGGCAGGGAAGAGCAGGAAAAACAACCCTACACCGTAACCGACGCCCTGAAGAAGTGGGGCGTGGATATAAGCAGGAATATCGAGAAGGGAGAAGAGAAATGAAGGAATTTGAATATTGGAAGAATGAAATTTTGAAAATAGCAGAAACCGGCAGACTCGCATTGAGAGATAACAAGCCGGTTCGATGCGGCAGCTTAAGTTGTACCGAATGCGGATTCTTCCGCAATAACGAATGTTACGAAAGTCGCAAAATCAAATGGCTCTACGCAGAACACGTCGAACGTTCGACGCTGACCAAGAAAGAGCGGATGCTTTGCGAGCTGATTGAGACTGGGTGGATTGCGAGAGACAAAAACGGGAAAATATATTGGTACACAAATAAGCCTGAAAGACGTGTGGATAAATGGATGATACAGGAAGGCAGCATAGATAATTTAATAAGGTTTGGCTGCTCGTTCGATTTTATCCACTGGGAAGATTGTCAGCCTTGGAGCGTGGAGGACTTGTTGAAGTTGGATGTGAGAGACTAATGGCAGCAGGCGGAATAACGTTTTGTCGAGGTCAACAAAACGTTAGAGAATAAGGCTCTGCATGGCAGCAGGCAGAAGCAGACAAGGGGCAGCAGGAGGGAGAAACTTGGACAAAACAATATTAATTGAGTACGCAGACATGAAAGAAGAGATTAAAGATTTGCGCCGGCGCATCGAAGCAAATCGGCGCGAGATAGAGAGACTACAAAAAACTGTGGTGATTGATTCGGTCTCCTGTGGGAAGAAAGGCAAAAAAACAATCCGGACAGTGAAGATTGAGGGCGAACCGACCGCGGCAATATCAAGAAAAGAGAATGCCCTGAAGCGGAAACTTGCCATGCTGGAAATGCTGGAGGCGGATCTCCTGGAAAAGCAAAACGAGGTCGAGGAATACATACAGCAGATAGAGAAAAGCGAGCTGCGGATCATGTTCCGATTGTATTACATTGATGATTTGACATGGTATCAGGTGGCAATGCAAATGAATCAGACATTTCCAAAACGCAGGGTGAAATATACAGAAGATAATTGTAAGCAGCGGAACAAAAGATTTTTTGATAAAAATGAATAAATGTCACGCTATGTCACGGAGAAATGTGTTAGTATGATAAAGGCAGAAAGGTTTAGATGAGAATCGGTCATTCGAAAAACCTCCTTTCCGTAGCGCCTCGCAAATATGCGGGGCGCTATTATTGTGAAAATTTTCATAAAGAAAAGCGAAAAGCTGTATACAGCACAAAGAATGATATGGATAAGAAAGAACTAAAGGCATGGATCGAAGAGTTAGATCGAGAGGATAAACTATACAAGTTTTACAAATCAAAAGCATGGATAAGCGTCAGAGACAGAATATTAAAAGAATCACATTATGAATGCGCGTGGTGCAGAGAAAAAGGAAAGATATCGAAAGCTGAGACGGTACACCACATGCAGTACGTAAAAAGCCATCCGGAGCAGGCACTGGATGACTTTTATATATACAACGGGAAACAGTACAGAAATCTGATTCCTCTTTGCCATAACTGCCATGATCAGGCGCACGAGCGGATGAAGTGGAAAAGGCGGACGGAGTTTAATGAGGAGAAGTGGTAGTCAATGATAGAAGCAGGAGACATCGTAAGATTCACGGGACATGGATACAGAAGAGCGATACTGTACAGATACGCAGAACGGTTCGGAGATGGAATGTACAAGGTAAAAGAAGTGCGGAAATCCTGTTGTAACAGATTCTTAATCCTGGACGGAGTAGATGGGATGTACAGCGACGTGTTTTTCTCAAAAGACACGACGAAATAGGTACCCCCCTACCCCCTATACCCCTTAAAAAAGGGAAAACGAACAA